CAAAGCTCTATTCGCACTCCCATCTGAGGTCGGTAAAGTAAGAGCAGTAACAAAACCCTGAAGGTTTGCATCATAGGCAAGAACATTTGATCCAATCGCTAACCCAAGGTTTGTTCGAGCATCAGCAGCAGAACTGCCGCCTGTTCCGCCATCCGTAATAGCTAAATCTGTAATACCTGTTATTGATCCGCCTGTAATATTTACGCTACTCATACCAAGGTTTGCTGTAATATCCACAACAGCAGCCCCTGATCCTGCACCGTCAGCGTAGATTATGGCATTGTCACCGTTTGCTACAGTGACATTTGCGCCCGATCCCTGACTAAACGTACAAGCTTGACCAGATCCGTTTACCACAAAGTATATGTGTTGACCGTCATTTGGAGATATCGTAATCGTACAAGCTTGAGTCGCTCCAGACAAAACAAGAGTTTTAAACTGACCGTCTGATAAAGCTCCATCACTTGTGGTAAGGGTGTGCGCTGCGCCAGAGGAGCTAAGATCTATTGTACCAACACCGTTGGTGAGCCGATCTACTATATTAAGATTATTATTGGTGGTTGTGCCCCATGTACCCGACTGTTCGCCGTTTCTTATGAGTTCGATACCACTATTTGTTGCATATGTACTTGGCATGTTTTTTCCTACGCAGCTACAATTTCTGTCCAGACAGTATCATAATCTGGAATTATTCTACCCCAAACTAACACAGTTCCTACTTCTCCGCTACCCGCAACTCCTCCAACTGTTACAGAAGAACCACCGTTTATTGTAACAGAACCAACAGCGCCTGTGGCAGCTAAAGATACAGCGGGTATAACCGCAGTTGTTCTTTGTGTAACTGTGCCCACACTTGCAGTAACAGATAGACCTGTTTCTGGGACAATCGCATCTCCAATAACGGTAACTTGATGGAGGTTAGCACTTGCTGAAAGACCAGTGATCGTTGGTTGCACGTTGATAACTACGCTTACTGAACCAACCGCAGACGATAAAGCAGAAACAGTCGGGAGATTTACTAGAGCCGAGCCTGTAACAGTCGGCAATGTAACTCCTCCAGTTCCTGCTACCCCTGTGACACTCACATCTACGTTTGTGACAGGTGTTACATCGTTTGTAGAACCTGTTGCAGTTAAGCTTCCGACAGGAATAGCAACACCGCCGCCTACACTAACAGCCACCGTGCCTACTGCACCTGTACCGACGAGTCCACCTGCGGCTAGATTGTTGTCTGTAACGAGAGAAACTGTACCAACAGAACCTGTTGCACCAACGCCTGTCGCCAGAACACGAGTAACGGACGCATCATCACCTACTGGTACTTGAGCTATCGATGTTGCGCCAAAAAACATTTAGCTAATCCCTACCCCTTTACCAATAGCTTTGTTGCTGAAAGTGCTAACCCTGCCTCAACCGAGGGTGAGTCTGCTGTAGCAGATATTGTTCCATCACCTCGCACAAATTGTTTTACAGCAGGTGTCATACTTGATTGTGCATCATCTATTGCACCCATAGTTTGAACGGTCGCTGTTTGACCATCAGAATAAGCTGCATCAGATATTCCAATATAATTAGTTGTTGTAAGATTTGTCGATGCTGTACCTAAATTTGCAACATTTACTCTACCTTGAGGATTAGTATTTACCCAAGGAACAAGCATTTTATTATCATCATAAGTATTACCCATATTTATTCCACTAAAAGGAAGTCTTTCACTTTTTCTATCTACGGTGTCTCCTGCGCTGCTTAATACTTTTGCTGCGTTAGATTGAAATGTTAGAGAGTTTGTTCCTACAGCTGCATGTATTAAAGAAGCAAGGTTGCTATTACCTCCATCCCTATAAAAAATAGCCACTCTATTTAAATTGCTATCATATCCTATAGAAGTAAATTGGGAGTTTGCACTGTTAAAAACTTGCACAGAACCATAAGTATAAGAATTACTACTTGAATCATAAGTAGCAACTACTGTTGAGCCATAATTACTATTGCTGTCATCTCTAAAAGCTAAAACAACTTTACCACCCGTAGTGTAAACAGCACTTAAATAAGTACTGGAGCTGGTAACACCGCTAATAGCTTGACTTGAAGCGGCTGATGCATTTGTTCCACTTAAACTAATAGCATTAGTTTTTATCTTACCGCTATCTCCAGTTTCAATAAATGATGCAACAAATCTTGAACTAGCACTGTCATAACATAAAGTCACATAAGAAGTTGTATTATTTGATACTTGATATTCAGTTCCAAATGAAAAATTAGTGCCATCAAAAGTAAAACCTTTGACATAACATTCTGAACCATTACCTTTTCGATAAACACAAACAAAACCACCACTGCCATTTGTAGCAATTCTAGGTTGACTATGACCAGTACCAGAACTTACTTGAGCGACGGTATTAAAAGATCCAACACTTATATTTCTTGGATTACTAGAATCACCATGGCTTAATGGTCTAATTTTAACATCTGAAAAAGTTCCTTCTGTATAAACAATTAAATGTTTATTGGAGTTTGAATCATAAACAATATCAATATCGTCATCACCTTGAACAGCCGAACTATTAATACTAAATTCACCTTCAACGTTTAATTCGCCATCACTGCGAATTGTCATAGAGTTGCCTTTACAATAATTACTGTCACCTTTGTCTTGAAACGCAATAATAAAACACCCATTTCCATTTCCACTTGTACCAGAGTTATAAGATGCGCTTACTGAACTTGTATTTGCATTGTTATATATTGCTGCGTTGTTATAGCCTAATGTTGCAGGATCGTTTAAATTTTGGGTAACGGCAGGTTTACTTACCGTACCATTAGCATTTATTATAACTGCATCACCATTTGCTAAAGCACCTGATGCAGTCGCTTCAAAAGTATTAGCACCACCAACTCCCCCTGCTGTAATTGCAGCAGCAGTTGTAGCATCAATACTTGCTATATTGCTTAATTGTCTAGCGTTGGTTATTACGTCTGTGCTGTTGACTTGTAGTTTAGTAGAAGCATTTAATGTGGTAGCTGTAACTGCCGCAGCGGAATTGCCTCCTATAACAGCGCCATCTATAGCTCCTGCATCAATATCTACTGTTGCAAGTTTTGCTGTGCCTGTAACGTCTAAAGCCTGACTAGGAGTCGCGGTTCCTATACCGACTCGATTGTTGGTGCTATCAACTACAAGCGTGTTTGTGTCTACGACAAGTTCTGGTGCTGCGCCATCTGCTATAAAGTCTCCTAAGTCTCTTGCTCTAGTCATGTGTTACTCCTTTACTATGCGACTGCGTAGAAAATATATTCAGTGCCACTTGCATTAATATCTGGATTTCCAGTTGCTATTCCAAAACCCGCAGAATGAGCATTAAAGTTATTAGCAGTTGCACTTTGAGCAGCAGTATCGTTAAATTCAATTTGTGGATCATACCCACCTGTAGATATGCCTCTTAAAGAATCAATTAAAATCCAAGGGCCACTACTATCAGAGGCTTTAAGTAAAACAAATCTAGCACCACTGCTAAAACCACAGTCAATATTTTGTGCCGAACCTGTGCCAGTATAGCCTCCTACTTTTGAAATACCAGGTAAAGTAGCGAATAAATATGCTATTACATCGTCACCTGTATTAAAACCACCTGCACCATTACTCAGCATATTAATTTGCGTACTGGTAAAGTTTTTGTGATAACCTTGTTGAGAAGAAGCATTAACATTCCAATCTTGAAATGTATGCCTAGTGTTTTCATTAGCACTATCCCAATTTGTCATATCTTTGTGAGCAATAAACCAAGAACCATCACCGTTTCCGCTCTGGTTTCTATTTTTACTGATGATAAATTCAGGAACAACCCCTAAATTATGATTGATGGTTTGATTGCCAGTTGCATCTACTTTCCACGTAGTTACATCAAAAAATCCAGGTGCGCGTTTCCACATCCAACTATAGGTATTAGTACCACCCCAATTCTGATCTATGTGACCGTCCATAAAATCAAAGCCTGCCTCACTTGCATTAGCCTCCGCATTTCTACTAGTTACTTTTAAATATTTTTCACCCATTAGTCGTGCATAATTAAAAGCACCTCCACCACCACTGCCACCAGAGCCTACTGGTCTTACAAAAGCCATATCAACAATATGATTGCTATCAAAATAAGGAGCACTACTGCCTTGAGTATCTATACTGAAAAGCTTAGTCACATCTTCTGGTATAGCTAGTGGGCCTCTGCGTATTGCCATGTAAATGTAGTTGCCGCCAGATGCGTTAATTTGAAAAGAAGTTGTTTCAGGCTGAAATCCTGTTGGTGTCGGACTCATATCACGATAATTTTCTGCATCGGGTAAATTCCAACTGACTTCTGCACTAGCAGTGGTATTAAAATCTCTCATTGAATCATAAACATTCCAGTTTCTACCACTAGCATCGGTGCGTTTTACCATAAGAAACTGAGGTTCAAACCCAAGATTTAATATTGGCCCAGTAGAAGAACCATTTCCAGTATAACTTCCACATTTAATAACATCTTTATCCTTATCAGGCCCGAACTCACCGTCATTGTTGTTATGTGCGAATACGTATAAGACAGTATTCTGGCTATCGTAACCTGCATGAACCCAAGAACCTGGGATTGTTATGCTTGTAGAAGATGTGCTAACACCTGTACCTCCAAAGTAACCCTTAGCATCTGTGCTAAAGTCCATAACATAATTACTACCTAAATCTTTATGCCATACTATCCAAGCATTAGTATGAGAGTATACCTTGGCAATAATCATCCCAACATCACAGCCTAAATTGTGATTAAGTGTAACAGTGCTAGGTTCAGAACCTGTTTGGGTATGATTAATTATATCAAAAAATTTAGGGGCCTTCCTCCATGTCCAAGAGACGTATTCGTAAGAACTATAATTTATGCTAGTGAATTGACCATCACCAAGAGTAAATCCATTGCTGTTAAAAGATGTTAAATCATCTCCACCTGCATAATGCCCTGCTGTTAAATTTGATGCAAAGTAAGCCCCTGCACCACGTGCTGTATCAAACAAAGCATGATTTAAATTACCATCTCTACGTTTAATCCAAACAAGCCCACCTTCGCCAGAAAGGTCAATTCCGTTGTTAATAGTTTGTGTAGTGCCAGAAGAGGCTGAAGCACTATTTCCGTCATATACAAACGTGCTAAACACCTCGTCTACATCAAGACCTGCGCCTGCCGCTGCTGCACCAATGCCGCCAAAACTTCTGGCTGAAGCTGCACCAAATGTTGAAAGTAAGGGCATTATTAATCCTTAAGCAAATTGCGTTTGAGATGCTAAAACTGTAAACGTAGCATCTGCTGTTTTAATAATCGTGAATGAATAGGCATCAATACCTGATGCGTTACCTGCGGATGGAGCTGATCCACCAGACCATTTTGGTGTGACGGATGAGCCATCTACTTGATAAGCGTTGAGGTAGTATGCTGTAGAGCCTTGAGTCATTAATATAGCAACAGTTATTGACTGACCTACAGCTAAGTTTGAATTTACGTTGCTAAAATTTATTGTTCTGTTTGCAGTTTGGTTAGCCGTATAAAGTTCTACCGCTTGTGCGGTTGTATCAAATGTAATCGTACCTGTTGTAGAAGTTTGAACTGTAACTTTTTCATAGACTTCTTCAATATCTAATGTACCATCAACCGTTGCTTTTGTTGTGAAAGTTGGGGATGCAAGAGGAGCCTTGGCGTCTAATTGTGTTTGTATTGCAGATGTTACCCCATCAACATAATTTAATTCAGTCGCTGTAGCAGTGACACCATCTAAAATGTTAAGCTCTGCCGCTGTAGAGGTTATAGCGACACCGCCAATTTGCAAAGCTGTAGATGCGTTAATAGTAGGTGCAGTTGCAGAAACCGCAAACGTAACTGCCCCTGTTGAGGCAATACGCATACGCTCAGTGCCATCGGTCTCTACAGTAAACGTGTCAACCGCAGGAAAACGTATTGCTGTGTTTGTATCGCCACTGTGAACAATTTTATCAGCAATCGTTACATCACCGCTAAACGTGCTTGTTGTACCAGAAAGATCACCTGTAAGCGTTCCACCTGTAAGCTGTAAATATCGAGCATCTGATTGAGTTTGTGTATAAACATTTGCTACGGTCTGTGTCGCAAATGCAACAACATCTATGGTGTCTCCTACCGTTGCGCCAGAGGCAAGAACTACTGAAGTCCCATTAGTGGCGGTGAAATCTGCTGCCGAAAGTTTAGATCCATTTAAAAATACTTCTACAAACCCCACAGTATATGAGACTGAAAAGGTTGTCTGGTTAGCTGTTGCAGTAAAAACAGTAGTAGTAAAAGTTGTAGGTTGTATATCCGCAGCTATCGCTGTAATAAATACGATAGCGTCTCCAGATAAACTTATCGCATTGTCACTGTTGCTACTTTCAGAAACAACTCTAGTGAGAGTTGTCCCTGAAGCAGTAAAAACACCTGAACCAAGCTCGAAGCTACTTGTGCCGTCTTCTATACAGTACCTGACTGTATCTCCATCGGCTACACCTGCTGCGGTAAAAGTCTGGAAACCGTCAACCGCTGAACCCAAAGTGATTGTGCCAGTACCCGTAGTGGCGGTTGTCATCTTGGCACGATTGACCAGTTTTACCATAGCGGCACTCCAAACTTAGTTGTTAAGCAATGCGAATGATTGCGTTACTTGCGTCAGCCGTTGGGAACACAATCTGAAAGTCCCCAGAAGTTGATGATTTATCAGAACCAAAATCTAGAACAACTACACTTGGATCTCCTGTTGCACTGTCGTTATAAATCAATGCGCCACGAGCAGTGATTGTTGCAGATGTAAACGTAAGATCTGCAAAGTCAGTCAAAGCTGTAGTTCCTGATGTTGTAGGTGTTACGTTTGTAAGAGAGCCGCCACCCGCAGAATACGTCCCAGATGCACTTACCTCATTAGAAGTAGTGTACGCTGTAGTTGCTGCGTTGAAAGAAGCACTGTTAGTATACAAAGCTAGTTTAAAAGTATTACCACTTGAGTTGGTAAAGTTGTGTGTTGCAGTCATCAATTCTTTCTTGAATGATGTGCACATAAAGTTGCCGCTAAATGCCATTTTACATTCTCCTTATAAGCTCGGCTAGTTCAGGATGACCTGCGTCCTTGAGGGCATTATACACAGATGTACGGTCACTGTGAATAGCTTGTCTCATATAGTAGGCCACCAGTTTCTCCAGATGCTTAGAGAAGGCATGCGCCTGATCCCTGATTGCTGGATGCGCTGAATCCGATACAGATATGATCTTCTGCACACACTGTTCGGATAATTCATCAGGAGTCAAACCCCTGTTATGAGTTGTATTTATTTGTACCAAAGATTCATCTTTAGGTACGCTTACATCTATTTTAAACATTATTGTTTAGCCCTAATTACTTTTCCCGTTCTATATTCGTCTGTGGTTTCTTTTGCTTCGCCAAGCATTTTAAGAGGAAGTAAACTTTCTTGAAATCTTTTATCATAATAAGCCATAATGTCTTGTTCGCCTTTCATGTATATGTATGCTTCAATTAAAGCTCCATATAAAAGAGTCATTTCAGCGTTTTCGCTTAACCAGGAAGTTCCACTATCCGACCCGGCAGTAAGGCTTTCAGGTCTATAGTAATAATGAAGTTCTGCGGTAAAAGCTGCATTTGGTGTAGGTGCCATTAAAAAATTATCAACATCGAATACACAATAATATTTTGGTAACCCTGTTGTTGTGGGATCCGGGGTATAAGTTTGTACAAAACTTGGGTCTTTGAAATCCACAAAAAACTTGTCGCCGTCTGACCCTGTCATGCTTAAAGAAAAAGGTGCCAAAAAATCTGAAGGAACTTTAATGTATTGAACCGTATTAGAAGTTTGGGCAGTTACGTTTTTACGAAACAAACTAAGTTGTACGTTTTTAAGAATACGCTCTTCAGACAAACGAATAAACAACGGTATGTTGTTTACAAAGCTTGTTTCTTCATACTCAGTATAGGCTTTGATAGCATCTTTCAGTTGTAAATATGTAAAGCTCATGTCATCACACTATTGTTATATTTCCTACCATACTACTATGATTAGTGCATTGATACACTAAGGATGTATCACTAGGTTCATGTGGCACGATAAATTGTGTCAACCCAGTTGTTGAATTAAAGTTTTCTGTAACTCCTGTAGTAAAAGCAGATCCACCGCTTGAGGTTCTTATTTGTAAAGGATGACTGCTTACATTTGCAGTGTTGTCTATGAGGTAAGTATGTCCCTTATAAAAAGTGAAATTAGGATTATCTCCAGACGTAGCTCCCGGGCCAGTAAAAGTATATGCGGATGAACCATTTGTCCCTGCTGTATATTTAGTAACAGGGCCAGTCGTTTCATCATTAAGACGAAGCCAATTTCCTCCGTGCGCAAAATATAGCCCCCCAGTTGCATGAACATGGGCCACCGCGCCATGATAAGTAGAGGCACTTGGAAGATCACTTAAAGCTGCATAATAAAAAACAATTTTATTTGCACCAGAGCTGACGTCTAGTAATCCACTTGAATCAATTATGTCTGTAAGAGTTGTACCGTTACCAAGAGCAGCGTACACTTCATCAAAGTTATCGTTAATTTTATCGGCACCTGCACGAAGAGTATCTCCCGTTCCATCGTTTGCCGATGAGCCAATACCGACTGTTTGTTTTGCCATTTTTTATCCCTCGTCAAATGTATCTGTTGTGGAATCTAAAGTAACAGAAGTGCTGTCAAAGCTTGGAGACGTGGACGTAGGATTGACTGTAACCGAACCCATTAGTGCACTCGCACTTAGCCCCACTACTTCATCATCAGTTGAAGTTGGATTTATAATTACGTCTCCCACATTTCCGACAGCAACAAGATTGTTAGCAGGAGTTATTCCCGATATTTCTTTAAAACCAACAGGCATAAAACCGTATTGTATTGCTCGTTCCGACGCTAGATCTTGTGGGGGACGAGCATCCTGTAAAGCTTGAGCATCAATGACTTTACGAAAAGGACCTAACTGAGGCTGCTTTCTTTCAAATTCATCTTTACCAACTAATGCTCCATTCCATTCTCGACGCATGTCTGTATATCGATACCGAAATCCAGATCGATCTGATATAGCGTAAGCGTTTTTTCCAGAGGCAAACTTTGTCATCAGGTTGTCCTAAAATATTGAAACTGTGGCACTACATTAAAAGAAGCTCTGTCCCGATCCTCTGCCATAGCCCTTTCAAACTCTTCTTCGTAAACCGCCTTCAAAAGCTGTAGACGATTTGGTGCTCTTTTTAAGGCAATATAATACGCCAACCCCGCAGCCAAACACGGATAAAAACGAAAAGGCATATCTAACGTATTAACTTGAGCATCAGCATCGTCCATACGTGTGAGGGCGTCATATACAATAACATCTGTACTATTTTCAGGGACAGGCCATACCTTTAAATTTGGAGTAATCTGCCTGTCAAGAAAAAACTGTGAGGGTCTACCCTGCGTGGTTTTTACAGGTATAGATAAAAACGTATCCCTACTTACTCGCGTTAAGGCGAAATCTGTATTGTCCCTTCTAACCACCAAAGATAAAACATCTATGACATCTGTCCCAAGATCATATTCACCATCAGCTTGTGTAACGGTCTGAGTCCGTTGTTTAATAGTCCATTGATTCAAACCTCTATTTGCCCACTCTGCAAGCATTAGATTAAGAGATCTCTTCGCTGTTTTTAAATCATAACCTGTGCGAACCTCAAGACCGCAACGCTCAAAAGCTTCTTCAATGTATTCAGCTACATCTAATTCAAAATCTTTTGATCCTGATACAGTCATAATTAATCCTCATTATACAGGTTATCGAAAACCCTATTTACATCTAGTGTATAGTCTAAATCACTTTTTGAATAGTGTATATGTTGTGAGGGTTTAAAGTCGGGCGCTCCCTCCCCTGTTGCGAACCATGCGGGATGCGTGACTCGCACTCTATTATTTGGTAACGCCACAACATTTCCGGTCCAATCCCCTGCGTCTAAAAGCTGTAAAACATGACTTTGTTTGTGTTGTGCCGGGTCATCTGCTATTTCACTTTCTGCATAATCAACCGTAAAAAGATACTTTGCAGGAAACATATTCCCATCGATCTTTGCAAGCCATGGACACGGCGTGGCACGATCCATTACAAAAACAGAATGATGATAGGATGCACAATCCCACGGTTGAGCATCATATGTTTCCATTGGCTCCGGCCACTCTTCTAGTGGTATATCAGCAACGAGGGCGGTTAAAGGCATTCTTGCCCACATCGCGCCCCCGTGAACAGTGTCTTCTTCATCTCCCTCTGCTTCACTCCCAGTAAATATTACTTGAAAACTTAAACATCTATTTGGCATCGTTGTGACCCCGATAACCATCGCATGTAAAAATTCGCCGTGGTACTTCTCGTGGTTGTGAGTGTATTCACGGCGAATCCATGCCTTAAAATAAGGCACATTTGAATGTAAATACGCCATTATTTTTTCTTTGCGGCTCCACCTTTTGCCATTGGGCGTAGCACCATGCCTTTTTGTTTTGCTGCGCTTCTAAGTTGAGCCATAGTCATTGCACCACCACCCATTTTCATTTTCATGGGTTTTTTTCCGCCCATCGCGCCGCCTTTAGCCCGACGTTTTACACCGCCCATCGCGCCGCCTTTAGCCCGACGTTTAATTTTGCCACCTGATCGGTAACCTTTTTTCTTCATTGCCATTTTTGTCTCCTTTCTGATTTATGCAGATACTGAACCTGTGGTCCTTTTTCTGCGGTTTGACAATACTGCACCACAGCCTCTAGCTACGATTCCTTTTTTACCTTTTTTGTTTTTTGGGGACGGCCTCTTAGCTTTTTGACTTTCGATTGCGCCGCCGTTGCTTGCGAACTTAACTTCTGCTTCTTTGGTGTTTTTGACAAAGGTTTTACCTTTTCTACCTTCTCTTTTCTTTTTTCTGGCAGTGGCTGCTCTTTCGGCTTTAGAAAGACTATTCGCTTTAGACCTTGGAAGACACCTGTCAGGATTTTTTTTATCCTTTGACGTGCCGCATTTACCTTTGATTTCACCATCAGAACCGATCCTTACCCAATCTTGTTTTAACCATTTTTTCAATTCACCCATTAGAGTTACCGCGCTGTTTTCTAATTGCTTCTTTGCCTTTTTTCGCAATTGCAGCTTGTTTTATCTTTCCCGCTACCTTTGCTCTTTGTTCTAAAACTGTCAATATTTGTATCTTTCTAGCAAATGGCTTGTTAATTTTTTTTACTTTTGCGACTGTATCTCTTGCATCTTTTTCTGTTGCAAATTTTATAGAAACGGTGTCTTTTGGATTTTCATCCGTATAAAGCCTGCGACCACTTTTTTTTGGCTTTTTACCAGTTCCTTTTTTGGGATCAGCCATAACCTACCTTTTATTTTTAATAACCTTTTTTATGCTTTTTGCTTGCTTTGCATGTGTTTTTGAGGCTTTATTTAAACCTCTCATAACTTTTTTTAGAGTTGCTGTTTGCTTTTTACTTACCATTATCTACCCTTTCTTTTGCCCCCTTTTGACTTCTTAGCGTAATTTGGGTCTTTACAATATTTTGAAGCAGCAAGATTTGCATAAGCGGATGGATAGGTATCGAAAGTACGTTTTGCCCAAGCTTTTCCTTCTGGACAAATTTTACTTCCCTTTGATTTTTTGGATGCACCACCCCCGTTTTTAAAATAAGTTAGTCCTTTTGGTGTTTTTCTGGTCCTCTTTGCGTTTGCCATTACAAAAGTTTCCCCGCTACTGCTGTTGCTATAATTAAGACGGCTATTCCCCATAGCCTCATATCAAGCTTATCAAGCTGTTTGTCTATTTTTTTATATCGCTCATTACATTCTGACTCGTGTTTTTCCAGAAGTTTTAAAAGATCTTCAGTATTCACCTAACATCTCCATCGTTTTCTTGCCTGCCTCAAACGTGAGTTTGGATCTTTTGCAGCTTTTGGAAACTTTTTCATCTGACCTGCGGATCTAGCGCAAAAAGACTTGCGTCTAGCTTTTTCCGATTTTGTCAAACCTTTTTTCTTAGTCACCGCCGTTTTTAGTTTAGAACCGGGGTTTTTACGTCTATATGCAGCCACACCCGCTTTGGTCATTCCCGCCCCTTTTTCTGTAGGGCGGAAATTTTTTTTATTACGCTTTGGCATATTATCGCTTTTGCGTTTCTTTTCTTTCGACGACTTTGTTTTTACCTTAGACGCCATAGGCCCACCTTAGCTGTGGAAAATAGTTAATGCGGTGACGTTAGTAGCGACTGAAACATGAACATCGCTTGTAAACAAAATACCTTCGTCAGGGATGTTTACCGAATGAGTTTCGGATGCAGAAAAATCAATATCTAAAACCGTTGAACCACCATTTCCGTCAGTAAGGGTTAATCTACCCGCTCCGCCGCCTGTAAGAACCTGTATCTGTCGTAAACGTGCGCGACCTACTGAGGCCGCGCCTGTCCCCGTCAGACGCTTTGCTTTTACGTCTGAATTAGCCATTTAAGCCTCCTTTAACCGAGGTTATTGTTTTGAGCATACAAAATGGTAATACGAATCTCACCTGCTGACGTTGCAGCGGAATTAGTAACAGTTAAACGAATATCAGCCGTTCCTGTATCTTCCCACGCTAATGCCCCACCAGATTGAGTAGTTGGATATTTACGACCCGCAGTGGTTCCAATTGCAAATGTGTTTACAAGAGTCGCTGCACCGCCAACGGTGTCTCCAACACTAATATTTGTGGCTCCACTTGCTGCAGTAATTACGTCTAACACACAATCAATAATTTGAGAGTTTGCAGGAATAACAACATCTGTGACTTGTGCAGCCAAAGCGCCGCCAGATAAATCTGCTGCAAATGTCTGAGACATTACAACTTGACCCGTGTTTTTGATATTTGTGCCGAGCGTTGTGCCCGTAGTTTCTTTTATGGTTCCTGCTTTTATAGGACCAGAGAAAGTTGTCGTACCCATGTAGATCTCCTGTCTTGGGTTAAGTCAGCAGCCCCATGCCGCTGTCAGGGATATCTCACTATAACATATAAAATAAAAAAAGAAAGAGCCGCAAAAGCGGCTCTTCCTGTTTGAAATGTATTGAAACTTAGGCTGCGCCGGGAGTTCCAAATACAGTGCGCCAGTCGGATACACCGAAGCTGTAACGCTCCCGAGCTTTGAATCGCATATTACCTGTATCAAAATCGCCTTCCATGGCTGTTTTGATTGGGGCACGATTGAAGTACTTAAACCCGTTAGGTGCGTCTGTCTTTATGAAATACGCATCTGTGTCTGTGAGAAAGTGATTAACGACAGCGCCTTGAGGAATCATTCCCATGTTCTTCATTGCGTTTGCGTCATTATCCGCTGTTCCCGGACGTAGATTTGAGTTTAACACTCGCTCTGCAATAAACTGCAATTCTTTTGGTATGATTAGTTTCACACCGCTGACTGCAATTTTAAGGCCACGCTCATCAGTGAAACCTGCAATATCAATAAGCATTTGCTCCAAAGAGGTTTCATTGAGATCTGCCGCAGTCGCCAAAATATTACTTTGGTTACCTGACAGAGATGGGTGGGCATTTGAGCATAGTGCTGCGCCGTCCCCAATCGCGTTTGCACCAGTGTTGAACGCATTGTTCAAAATAGATGCAGCTTTAATTTGCTTTGTTTGAGCCATAGAACGTGCAAGAGCTTTCGTATAACGAGAAGCTAAACGATCATATAAGTTGTCCTCAATTGCTTCCTCTGTAATTGAAAAAGCCAAAGCAATGGTTTCGTGAGTGTAACGAGCAGTGTATGTTTCTTGTGCATCATCAAAGCTGATGGCTCCGCCTTCAGATTTAACAGGTGCAGTTGAAAAACCACCAAGCATTACCTCTTCTTCAAAAGCACGATCAGATGCTTCTTCTTCAAAGATTTCAGAATGCTCGTTCTCGTAACGATTGTACTCTAACCCAAACAATGCATTTAGGCCAGGTTCTAGCTCTTTTGCTAGTTGTGCGCGTGATATAGCCATACTACGCTCTCCTTATATGCCTGTTGAGGTCGCATTGGTTTGTGAATCAAACCGCGACGTGGTTGCATTGAAATGAGCGTTGATTCTAACGATCAATGGAATACCCGCAGCAGTGAAATCACTGTTTGCTTCATCATCCATGATGCCAACAATACGCAACGGTAGTGTCGCTGTAGTGTTGATAGAAGACACGCTCAGTGCTGAGTTTGAATTACCCGTATTGGTTGAACCAGTACGTGCAGATGTGCCTAAAGACGCATTTGCAAAAACAGCCGTAAGGGCTGTCGCACGATCTGTAATCGTTGCGTCAGTTGCAACTTTATACAACTGATTTGGATTGTCAGCTACAAAAGCTTTAACAGGGTGGTTAGTATCTACGCTAACATTGTTCGAACCAGGCCAATGATTAATAAAGGTTGGTTTTTTTGAAACTGAGTCAACGTATTCTACGCCCATCAGAACACCAAGAGCAGGAGTTGTACCCCCACTTGTAGCTCCCGCATGATCAATTACGCCTGCCGCAGTCGGCACACATAACGAAAATTGGAAGATTGGATTGGTGTTATTGGAAGCGACTTCGTACTGAGTTACACCAGTAGAATTTACACCGTTTCCAACAAGCCCGATAGGACGTAAACCAAAGGCGGTATCTTGATTTGCCATTTTAGTTTTCTCCTTAAGGGGCGACCCTAACTTCTACGAGGGCCACCGAAGGTTACACGAGATTGACGATCAGGTTTATTGATCGTCATGGTTGAATGTTGATTCTCTCTCATCATGTCGTAGTCAACTGCATCCATTTGATCTCTAGATTTATTATTAAAATAATCAGATCTCTCCTGAACCGTCTCAACTGGAATCCGAGCAAGTATCAGTCCGCCTACTCCAAACACACCTTCATATTTACCTGATTCTATAATAGGAGCTTCGAAGTCAGGATATTCGTCCTTTCGGACAAGTTCCCAACCTTCCCGCATTTTAGCACTGATGTTTTTTGTATCATCAAATCCTCGCGTTTCGGCTCGAATCCAACGATGCGCAAACCCATCAGGGGCAGGTGGTGCATCTAACATTGACGGGGGTGCCCACGGACGCCTTTGCGCCGTTTTTTCCCTTGTTTGGTTAGCGCGAGAAGTACGCTTGATTGAATCGTTTGTATTATCAGTCATAATGCTACTCCTTCACGTATTTCGCATATTCTTCTAGCGGCACACCCAATTTTTTCGCGATTGCGACTTGGCTAGGGGTGAGTCTAACCTTTTTCCCACTGCTGCGCCCAGAATTAGATCTTGATACGCCTGCAACCGTCTGAGCGGGTCGTTTGCTTGCGCTTTTCGCTTCACCTCCAAACGTGTCGGAAATGCGGCGATCAAGCTCAGTATAGTACTCATCGCTCGTGGGGTCAAACCCTTCGTCCTCCACAAGCTTCTTATGAATGCCAAAAGCTGCAAAAGTTTTGGCTTCATCCTGCCCAAACCATTCATTTCGAGAAGCCCAATCTTGAGCTTTCGGGTCTGGACGTCTGATTTGTTGCTGCGGTGCAGCTTGCATTTGCTGCGGTGCAGCTTGTTGCTGTTCCGCCTGCTGCTGTTGTCTTTCCTGCGCTAATTTAGCTTGATTAGCACGTTCATTTTCCGCAGATAACGCAATCATTTTCTTATTAGCTTCTACAACGGCTGCTGTATCGCCCAACTCCATTGCTCTAGCTAATTCTTTTTCTGTTTGCTCCATCTGAGTAGACACTCTATTAGTATACTCGGTAACATAATTACTATCTAAGGCACTAAATCTTTCTTTTAATTTCGTAGCCTCTTCTTGAACCTGCTTTGCATAGTTAATTGCTTCCTCTTCGCGACGTTGTGCCTCACGCATTTTCTTTGTGAGCCTGTCGATACGCTTTTGAGTAGAGCTTTCAGCTTTTTCAAACTGATCCTCTTGAACAACCTCTACCTTCTCCGATTCTGTTTCTTGCTCCGGCGCTTCAACTTCTACTTCTGTATCAGCCTCCATCTCCATCTCTAATTGAGCCTGTTCTTCTGCCATAAAATCCTCCTAGTAATGCAAAATGTCTTCTGGATCGTTAATTCGAGCCAAAATCTCGTCATCATTTAATATACGAACTTCCCCGCCATCAATGGCAAAGCGTGATCCTGCATATCTTGCAAACATCACCCATTCTTTTTCCGCGCACCAAGGGCCAGAGGGAAATTTCTCTGGGTCTTGATATGCCAACGGTCCGACTTTCAGTACATAGCCGACTTGCGTTGAAATTTGCTGCTGTTCTACAGCAGAATCGGGTAAGAATATGCCACCTTCAGTTTTTCCCTTACCGCGGTAGGG